TGTTTGTAAATTACATCATTGAAAATTATGAAATACCACAATCAGAGTTTTTAAATGTCCAGGTCGATATTGAAAGACGGATGAAGGCTTGGCTTAAAAAATATAAAATTTGTCTTTGAGGAGGAGCAAATGAAACTTACACCTATAACAAAAGAAGAAGTTTATAAAACTGCGTATGAAGATTATTGGATGGATTGTCATGATGAGGGAATAATAGCACTTCAACAGAAAGAATGGATGGAAACGAAGGAAGCAAAAAAATCAATAAAAATATTGTTTGCTTTATTAGGAAGGAATGAGGAGCAAAGCTGATGGATAATAAAATAAAAAAAACAATAGGCTCAGAACTTTACACAGCAAGGGTTCTGAATATGGCTACTGCACAATACTTTGGCTTGGTAAAAGAATACTCTGAAATTCTTAATCAAACTCCGATTTGGGAAGAAATAGAACTTCAAAAAGAAAAACCAACTGAGTTGCAGAAAGCACAGCTAATAAGGATTTATAAAGTAAGGCAAGAACTCAATAAATTAATCCGGGAAAAATTGAATAAAGAAAAAATCTTAAAGTTTGGAGCAAAAAAGAAATGAATAAAATACAAACAGAAAAGCAAGAAGCAGAGCAATCACTTAGAAAGTATCTAAAGAAAGACTCAACAATATATTGTATTCTTGCACATTGTTCTCAATCGGGAATGACCAGAGATATAAAATTGATGGTATGTCATAAAAACGAACTAATGCACATTAGTTGGCAAGTGGCAAAAATCTTGAACTATCCTTTAAAAAATCATGGTGTTCGCATTGGTGGGTGTGGAATGGACATGGGTTTTGCTCTTGTGAATCATCTTGAAAAAAGACTGAAAATCAAACTTCATCACAGGTGGGTATAATCATGTTTAAAGATTTCTTATTTCTTCTCATGGTCTTTGTTTATGGATATTTTTTCTTGGTTGCTTTTTCGTGACAAAACCAAAAAAATAATATAGGTTTATAAATGAATTGGAGTTCAAATGAAAAGATCAAACCTAATTTTCACTTTATTGTCAGTAGCTATAGTTAGCGGTTGTTCAACCGAGCCAATAGTTGATAGTAGGGGAAAATCATCGGCAAATATCAAAGGCGATATGAACCGATTTCACGATGATTATTATACCTGTAAAAGCTTAGTACAAGACCAGACAAGTTACGTTTGGGATAAGAGCAAAGCAGTCTATAATGGTCTAAGGTGGAGAGTGCTATGGCTTTCACCTAAAGCAAATACCAGAAAGGATTTTGTTAATAGGTGTTTAGAGGGTCGTGGCTATAATGTAATTAATAAATAAGGAATAAATAAATGATAATAGATAAAATATTCGATAATACGAAAGATGGAGTACCAAACTACTCTATAGATTTAATAGATGGCACTAGGCTTTACTATAGGGGTACAGTTATGAATCCGATGCCACAAAAAGGTGATGCTATAAATTATACTGTCATAAACACCAAAACGTCTGCAAATGGTAATCAATACACCAATATAAAAGATGTTGAAGTAGCATCAATGCCAGATGATGGACAGGCATCGTATCAACCCCCACAAGCACCGCAACCAGTTCCACAGGCTAATAATACCTTCACACCTAAACCTCCGTCTAATGGGATGAATAAGAGTAATACACAAAGACTTGATATATTTGTCACAGGAGTTGTAGGGCGTTCAATGGGTTCGGGGCATTTTTCTGTTAATCAAATTCAAGAATTGACAAAAAATGCGGTTAGGGCTTTTCATGAAAACCTTAAAGAACTATAAAAAGCTCTTTGCTGACTTTTGGGGGTATCATGAAAACGATATCCCCTTATGTTGGAATTGCCACAAACAACAAGCTGTTGATATACATCATTTAATTCCAAAGGGAATGGGTGGAGTCAAAAACAACAGGCTGAATCGCATAGACAATCTTTATGCCCTGTGTCGCAAGTGTCATACGCTAGGACATTCAGACAAGGAACTAAACGAGCAATGGAAAAAAGATTTATTAGAACGTATCGAATGGAAGAAGGAAAACCCGAATGATTGGTGAAAAATTGTGCAAAGAAGTTTTGAGGATAATAAAGAGCCGGGGGAAAAATTATGGTGACATCCGGACAAACCATCAAGAAATAGCAAAGGGTTGGTCGGTTATATTAGATATAGAGGTTCAACCGTATCAAGTTGCTTTATGTAATGATTGGCAAAAGACAGTAAGACTGAAAGCTAATCCAAAGCACCAGGACAGCTATAAAGATAAGATTGGATACATGATAACCTATTCGGAGTGCATAAAATGACAGATATTTATTCAATTGAATTTGACCCAAATAAACTTTCTCATCAACAAGAAGAATTGGGAATGGTATTCGCTGATTTAGATACTGCTGTTGAAATCATGAAAAAAGAGGAAAAAATGATTGTTGCAGAATTAGTACTTAAGTTTTCAACACAAAAAATGTATAAAAACATGAAAGAACTAGATGGGTTAATTTATACCCATGAAAGTTTTGAGGATTTCACTAAGAGATATAGTGAAGCCTTGAAGAGAAGGAACAGAGCTAAGATAAGATTTGAATCCTTCAAAGCGTTCAGAGATGACCTGAGAACAAAGGTCGTAAATGAGCGAGAACTGGCTAAGAACTTATAGAAAGGAGTTAAAAATGTCAGAATCACAAAATAAATTAATCTTAGAGTACCTTGAGATAGGTAACAAAATAACCCCCTTAGAAGCTTTGAACAATTTTGGTTGTTTCAGACTTAGTTCAAGAATATTTGATCTAAGGCAAAAGGGTCATAATATCATCACTCTCAAAAAGAAAGTAGATGGAAAAACTTTTGCTGAATATTCTCTTCAAGAGGCGAAAAGCAATGATTGATTATGAAAACACTAAATCGTTTATAGAATATGAACTTGATAAAGTTATAGACGAAAGAAAAGAACACGCTATAGCCAAGCATATGAGTCAAATAAGGGTAATGGATAGACTTTTAAACTCTCTCATGGAATATACAGAGAAGTTCGGTCAAGAAAGCAATGTTTATAAAGATTGTGTCCTTTTATACGCTAAAATAAAGAAGAACAAAAAGCATCTTCAAGAGTGGGTGGATAAGATATGAGGGAGCATTTTGAAAAGTTTGATTTGTTGCCTTTATCCTTCTCACATCTCAATGAGTTTGCTTTTTATCGTGAACGGTGGGCATTAAGGCGAATATTTGGGTATGAGTTTCCAACAAGTGCATCAGCCGTACGTGGGCAATCTGTGGAGAGTGGCATTAATATGTTTCTCAATGGAATACCTTTAGAAGAAGCTACAGAAAAGATGGTGTCTGAGTATGATGCAAACTGTTCAAGGATAAATGACCCAAAAACAGAAGATGAAAGAAATAACTTAGTGCCACTATTAAAGCTAGGAACTAAGGAGTTTCAGAAATATGCGTATACATGGAATCTGTTGACCTATCAAAAGAAGGTAGAAATAGAAATAGAAACCATACCTTTCGTGGGTTATACGGACTTTCATTTTGAAGATAAGAAGACCAAAGAGGATTTTTATATTGATTTGAAAACGTCTAAAAGCCTACCGCAGAGGGTTAGCATTTCCCATGCTATGCAACAGTCTATCTATCAGAAAGCGACAAATGCTAAGCAAATTCTGTGGTATCTGAAGAACCCTACAAAGACAAAAGATGCTGAATTTATTGCTATGTCTTTAGATGATTATGGTGAGCCTATGCGGATATGTAAGCATATTTTAAAGGTGATGGGTAACTACCTAAAAACTGTAGATACCCCAGATAATGTAAGAGATACTTTAGTTCCTAATCCAGATAACTGGATATGGAAAGAACCTACAGTATTGCAAGCTAGAAAGGAAGTTTGGGGGTATTAAACCAAAAAACCCCTTTAGGTTTTTGCTTAGAGGGGTTACAATAAAATATGATTGGAGTTCAAAATGATTATTTATGAAAATTCAAAACCAAAAGAAAAATTAAAAGCCTGGTATTTATTTACAGAGGATTTTATTGCAGGAACACAACATCTTACCAACGAAGAGGTTGGCGTATATATCCGGTTGTTATGTTTCAATTGGAACAAAAAATGTGCAGGTATTCCAAACGACTCATATCAACAATATAGGATAGCTAATTGTTTTTCTGATAATGAGAAAACCAGTTGTGATAAAATCATTAAAGAATTTTTTATCCAGGTGAACGACCATTTTCAAAATGAAAGACAACTACAGGAATATCTTTATATTTCAAGGCGTATGGAAGCTTCAAAAGAAAATGGGAAGTTAGGTGGCAGACCAAAAAAACCTAGCACCGAACCTAGCGATAACCTAGATAAAACCCCCCTAACCCCTACCACTACCACTACCACTAAACAAACGAAAGAAAGATATTCTCTCTCTTTTGAAAAATTTTGGGAAAAGATAGCAAACAAAGTCAGTAAGGGGACAGCAGAAAAGAATTTTTTGAAGATAGAAAATAAATGGATAGATCATCCGGAAGAATTAGCAGAGCTTTATAACAAATATTATAAATCTGTTGAGGATAAAAAGTTTGCAAAACAACCTGCTTACTGGTTATCGGCTAAGAAATATGAGGATGAAAAGCCCCAAGCACCCAGTACAGAAAAGGTTGATATGTATTCCTTTAGACTCAAAGAATACAAAAAGGTTATAGAAGAAAAAAAGTCCAGAAATTATGTTTCTCAATGGGCGGTACACAATTTATGGGAAGTTGAAAAAGCTATCAAAGAGAGTGAGTTTACCAAAGAGGAAGCAGAAACATATCTTGATTTGAAAGGTTGGCTATAATGCTAGAGGTCATAACCTTTACAATGTATCTCATTACTATAAAAGATATAGAAAACCCTAATGTGGAAGTTCACCGCCTTGTATTTGATAACCATGCGGAATGTATAGCACTAGCAACAGCCATCAACCAAGTTCGTGACCCTATAGTCAATAAAAAGAATTGTCGTAGTGTTCGGTCTTATTATTGGGATTTGCCATGAGTAAAGCACAGAAAATAATAGGGTTTGGTGTTGATAGGGAAAAAAATGATTTCTATGCAACACCAGAGGAGTCAACAGAAAGTCTTTTAAGGGTTGCAAGTTTCAGAGGTGATATTTATGAGCCGTGTTGTGGTCAAGGGCATATTTCAAAAGTTCTTTTAAAACATGGCTTTAATGTGTTTTCTAGTGACTTAGTAGATAGAGGATACGGAACACCACGCATAGACTTTCTAATGGAAACACAAAAGCACGATAACATAATTACTAACCCACCATTTAAAAACGCATTAGAGTTTGCTGAAAAGTCTGTAGAACTAGCAAGGTATAAGGTGGCGTTACTTCTGAAACTCAGCTTTCTGGAAGGTGTAGCAAGGCGAGATTTCTTTAAAAAATACCCACCAGAAAAAGTATGGGTATTTAGCCAAAGACAGGCACTTATGAAGAATGGTGAAGCTTATAGTGGTGGTATGTTAGCACTAGCATGGTTCATTTGGTCAAAAGGTAATATTGAATCACCAACAATAGGATGGATATAATGGATAAAGATTACGAAAAAATATTTGCACTCAAGCCTATAGTTCCAGATACAGGACAAAGGAATACAAGAGTATTTAAAAAGGAAACAGTTGAGAAATGGAAAAAGATGGCAGAAAAACAGAGAGAAGCAAGAAGGAAAAATAAATGAAAATTAAAATGACTCCTATTGATAAAATCATTCCTTATCATAACAATCCAAGAAAAAACCAAGCAGTTGATAAAGTGGCTAGTTCATTAGCAGAATTTGGTTTTCAACAGCCAATAGTCGTTGATAAAAATATGATCGTTATTGTTGGGCATACAAGATTACTGGCATCAAAAAAACTTGGATTGAAAAAAGTTCCGGTTGCAATTGCTGATTTATCCAAAGGTCAAGCAAAGGCTTATAGGATTGCAGATAACAGAACAAATGAAGATAGCTCCTGGGAAGAAGAATTATTGAAAGGGGAGTTATTAGATTTAGATGATTTCATGGACAAAATTGGATTTGAAGAGAATGAAATAAATAAGATTTTGAATGACCCGGAGCAAGAAGAAAGTCCGGAAGTCGTTTTTTCCGAAGAAATAGGAGAAACAAATAATTATATAGTATTGGTTTTCAAAAATGATATTGATTGGCTATCAGCACAAACCCACTTTAATTTACAAACAGTAACAAGCAAAAGACAAAACGGAAAACCTTGGAGTAAGGGAATAGGAAGGGTAATAGATGGTGCAAAGTATATTACAGAGTTAAAAGCATGAAAATTATTTCGCCAAGTTATAAAAGAGCAAAAACAGTAAGAACCCATAAACTTATAGAAAAGGTTATTTATGCTGTTCACGAATTCGAAGCAGAGGAATATAAAAAAAAAGGATTTGAAATAATCGTTTTACCAGATTCAACAAAAGGCAATATCCCAAATGTTAGAAATTGGTTATTAGATCAAAAGTTTGAAAAAGAAATATTATTCATTGATGATGATATTGATGGGTTTAACTATTGGCAGAATTGTAAACAAATAAAATTAAGTGGAGAAAGATTATTAGAGCATATTCAAAATATGCTAGAAGTGGCAAAAAGTTGGGGGGTTTCTCTTTTTGGGGTAAATCCTGCAAGTGATAAAGGAAGTTATAGAGAATATACACCATTTAGTACAACTAGCTATATATCTTGCTCCTTTCATGGTTTGATTGATTGTAAACATAGATATGATTCAAATTTACCTTTAAAAGAAGATTATGATTTTTGCATACAAATATGTAATGATGAAAGACAAATACTTAGATTCAACCAATATTCTTTATCAAAAAAAGATCATCAGAATAAAGGGGGTTGTGCAGATTATAGAACAATTGCAAGAGAAAAGGCACAAATGAAAGCGTTCCAAAAAAAATGGGGAAAGCAAATAGTTCAAGAAGATAAACTGAGCAAAGGCTTTGATATAAACCCAATAGTTAAAATACCTATAAGTGGTGTTTAATGGCAAGACCCAAGAAATATAATATTGACCCGAAACAAGTACAAAAATTGGCGTCTTTAGGTTGTACTAATAAAGAAATGTCGGAATTTTTCGGGTGTTCAGCAGACCTCCTGGAAAAGAGTTTTTCGGAATATCTGACAAAAGGAAGGGCAGAACAGCGAATCAGACTCAGACAGTTACAATGGAAGTCAGCAGAGAAGGGTAATGTAACAATGCAAATATTCCTGGGCAAAAATATGTTAGGTCAGCAAGATAAGATAGAATCAACCGAATTGGATGAACCTCTTGTGTGGTCAGCTGATTGATGCCTTTAACAGAACCACAAAAAAAAGTAATTAATAATAAAGCAAGATTCAGAGTTTTAATAACAGGGCGACGATTCGGAAAAACATTCCTGGCAATAAATGAATTAGCAAAATTTGCAAGTCAACCTAATAAAAAAGTTTGGTATGTTGCACCAAGTTATAGACAGGCAAAGGCGATTTGTTGGAGTGTCCTAAAAGAGAAAATGATAAATCATAAATGGGTAAAGAATATAAACCATAGTGATTTAACGTTAACTCTAAAGAATAACTCCACTATAACACTAAGGGGAAGCGATAACGAAAATTCACTAAGAGGCGTCGGGCTTCACTTCCTTGTAATGGACGAGTTCGCAGATACTAGCAAAGAAACATGGTACGAAGTGCTTAGACCAACTTTGTCCGATACAAAAGGACATGCCTTATTCTGTGGTAGTCCAAGAGGGTTCGGTAACTGGTCGTATGAGTTATATAAACAAGGGGAAAGCAATAGAGATTGGTCTTCGTTTAAATACACCACACTAGAGGGCGAACAGGTCAGCCAAGACGAGATAGAACAGGCAAAACAAGACCTAGACCTTAGAACCTTTCAACAAGAGTATGAAGCAACATTCGTTAATTACTCCGGGATGATCTATTACAATTTTAGTAGAGATAAAAATATTATAGAAAAATTTAATAAAAATTTTCAAAGTGTGCATATAGGTTTGGATTTCAATGTTGACCCAATGACAGCTGTGGCTTGTTTTATTGAAGGAGAAAAAGTTGTCGTTATGGATGAAATTCAGATATACTCGTCAAATACAAATGAAATGAGTGAAGAAATAAAAACACGATATAAAAATAAAAATATTATCGTTTATCCAGACCCAAGTGCAAGACAGAGAAAAACAAGTGCCGGGGGAATGACTGATTTAGCAATTCTGAAAAATTTTGGTTTCAATGTTAAATGCAAAAATACAGCACCACTGGTTAGAGATAGAATAAATGCAGTAAATTCAAAGCTGAAAAATGTTAATGGCAAAAACAATTTATTTATTGTATCATCTTGCAAGAATGTCATTAAAAGTTTAGAAAGACAAATATACAAAGAGGGAACGCATATCCCGGACAAAGAGAGTGGCTATGATCACATGAATGACGCACTAGGGTATTTAATAGAATATAATTTCCCACTAAGAAGAAACTTTGTGGCAAGCCCACAGAAAAGGTGGAGTTAATGGATAGAGAAACACTTACAAGTAAACACGATTTATGGCACTCTAATATCTCAAATTGGGAGTTTTACATTCGCAGTTATCTAGGAGGAAACGATTACAAAAACGGCTATTACCTTCACCGATACATATTAGAATCTCCGGAAGATTATGATGCAAGAATAAGACATACACCCCTGGATAATCATTGCAAAAATGTTGTTCAGATATACACAAGTTTTCTTTGGAGAGTTCCACCAACAAGAAATTATGGTTCATTAGATGGCGATGAACAATTAAAGTCGTTTCTTATGGATGCTGACTTAGATGGTCGCTCATTCAATACTGTGATGCGTGAAGTTCAAATGAATGCAAGTATATATGGAAATTGTTGGGTTATAGTAGACAAACCACAATCAAACGCCAACACAAGAGCAGAAGAATTATCCCAGGACATCAGACCTTACGTTTCTATAGTAACACCAGAAAACGTAGTAAATTGGAATTACAGGCGGTCAGCTAGTGGAAGGTTCTATTTAGATATGCTGATGATTATTGAGGATTTAAATGAAGAAAGAGCGATTGTAAAAGTATTCACAGAGGAATCTATAAGTACTTTTGAGGTAGAGGAATACACAAAAGAGTATGCAAAAGGAGATGCAAAATTAATTGATGAAATAGAAAACCCTATTGGAAAGATACCCGCAGTAAATGTTTATAATCTGAGAGGTGCAAAAAGACCAATAGGAATAAGTGATCTTGCAGATGTTGCTTATTTACAACAGTCAATATATAATGATTATTCAGAAAAAGAACAGTTAATCAGACTGGCTAATCACCCAAGCCTTGTAAAAACACCAAATGTTGAAGCTAGTGCAGGTGCAGGGTCTATAATAGAAATACCGGAAGATTTGGAAGCAAGTCTAAAGCCTTATATCATTCAACCAAGTGGTCAGAACCTAGATGGAATAATGAAGTGTATTCAGAACAAGGTAGATGCCATTGATAGAATAACGCACATGGGTTCAGTAAGGGCAACAGGAACACAAATTGCTAGTGGCATTGCTCTACAAACAGAATTTCAGTTATTGAACGCAAGACTATCAGAGAAAGCGGATTATCTTGAGAACGCAGAAGAACAGATATGGTCGTTATTCGCTATGTGGCAAGACAGGGAGTTTGATGGTTCGGTAAACTACCCCGACACTTTTGATATAAGAGATTGGGCAAATGATCTTCAATATCTTCAAATAGCAAAAGCAAGTGGAATAAAATCAGAAACATTTAACAAAGAATTAGATAAACAAATAGCACAAGCAGTAATTGATGATAGTGAAATGATTAAAACAATAAATGATGAGATAGACTCAACAAGAGCAGTAAGAGGTCAATTTCAAACAAGAGAAGTGGAAGGACAGACAGTTGGCGAGGAAGAAACGTAAAGTAAGAAGAGTACCTAAGGATAAAGAAACTAAAATACCAAAAAAATATTTATCCGGGTTAAAAGGAAGTAGAAGGAGAACAAGAGCTAGTTTACTAAAGCAAGTAAGCTCATTATATAAATCTGGTGCAAAGATACCTTTATCATTATTAAGAAGAAGGACGAAAGCATAATGGCAAGTAAATTTAGAAAACCACTATCTGCATCAGTATTGAAAACTTTAAAAGGTAAAGCAAAAAAATCAAAATTATTTAATTTAACAGACCTCAAAGCTTCCTTTAGAAGAGGGCAAGGAGCTTTTTTATCGGGTGGAAGTAGACCGAGAATATCAATGAATCAATGGGCAATGGCAAGAGTCAACAAGCTGATAAGCAAGGGAAGGTCTGGAACATTTGACAAAGATATAATAAAGAGAGCATCAAAGAGAAAAAGAAAGTAAATGGCAAAGTACAGGGGAAGAGCAGTAAAGTTAAATAAACCGTTTAGAACACCAGGGGAATCAAAAAAATTTGCTGTCTATGTGAGAGATAGAAAAACAGATAATGTGAAAAAAGTAAGGTTTGGCGATCCCACAATGAAAATTAAAAAAAATATTCCTGCAAGACAGAAATCATTCTTGGCTAGAATGGGGGGTGTCTTAAAACAAGTTAAAGGACAAAAATCTTTATCCCCTGCATTTTGGTCAATAAAAGCCTGGAAAAAAGATTTTCCGTTATAATGTCAAAAATATTAGATAAACTTGCAGACGAGCATGAACAAAGAATTATCAATGTCTTATACACGCTTGAGAGAGATATAATAAAAGAAATAACAAGAGCTACAAAAGGACAGCTTGTTTCACAAAGATTAGCAATTCAATTACAACCAAAGTTAAGGGCGGTAATAGAATCGACCTTCCTGGAAGAAGCAGATTTAATTATAAATGAAGAATATAACAAAATCGCAAAAGAGGTATTAGATACATTCGGAGAAATGCCAATACCGAATAAGTTTAAAAGTTTAACAGAGGTTGATCTCAATACAATAAATGCTTTGAAATATCAATCGTTTAGCGGATTTGAAGATATTGCAGAAAGATTTCTAAAAGTAATTAATGACGAAGTTTATCAGAGTACAATAGCCGGAAGACCATTTGATGATATGGTTGCAAATATCAGAGGTCACATAAATGGGGTATATCAAACAAGCAATGTGGTTGAAATAAATGAGCTTGTTGATTTCATCAATCAAAATAAATTTGACGAAACAATGAAGGCAGAGATAGAAGAAGCCGTAAGAAAATTACATACTCAATATGCAAGTGATAGAGCCGGAAATAATTTGAGACGATATGCAAGTCAGATAGCACATGATTCAGTAATGCAGTTTCACGGACAATTTACAGTTGCAAAAGCAAAGCAATCCGGGTTAAAACATTTTAGATATACTGGAACACTTGTGAGAGATAGTAGACCTTTCTGCAGAAATATGCTAAATAAAACATTAACAGAAAAAGAAATAAGGAATATTTGGAATAATGAGGGTTGGGGGGGAAAATCACCGGGAGACCCGTTTATTGTAAGAGGTGGTTATCGTTGCAGACACACTTGGATTCCAACAAACCCAGAATGGGATATATAGGAGGAGAAAATGGCTGAAGAAAATCAAGAACAAGTAACTGAAGAAGTTCAAGAAGAAGATAAAACAGAACAACAAGAAGTTGCAAAGGTAAAAGTTTTCACAGAAAAAGAAGTTGGGGAAATTATCGAAAATAGAATTGCAAGGGAAAGAAGCAACCTCAATAAAAAATTAGGAGTTGAAAATATTGATATTGCTATAACAGCAGTAAAAACCCAAAAAGAATTAGAGGAAAAACAAAAAATACAAAAAGGAGAGTTTGAAGAAATTCTAAAAGCAAGAACATTGGAACATCACAAAGAAAAAGAGCAATTAGAAAATCAATTGAAAGATATAAAAATAAATAAATCTTTATTGAGTTCTGCATCTAAACAAAGGGCAATAAATCCAGACCAAGTGGTCGATTTGCTAAAAAAAGATATGCGATTGAATGATTCCGGAAATGTTGAAATTCTTGATTCGAATGGGATCGCAAGATATAATAAATTGGGTGAACTCTTTACGACAGACGAATTAGTCCAGGAGTTTTTGACACAAAACCCTCACTTTGTTTCAGCAACCCCAAGTGGTTCTGGCTCTGTGTCAAATGTGGATAGGACAAACTCTAAGCAATCCTTTAAACTTGAGGAACTTGACATGAATAATCCAAAAGACAGGGAAACTTATAGAAAATATAGGAAAGAAAAAATGTCCCAACCTTTTGTTATTAATTCAAAATTATAATTATTTTTTTTAAAGGAGTCTTAAATGGCAGACGAAACAACCAGTAGTACCATTTCAGAACTATATACTGAAATCGTAGCAGAAGCGATGTTCACAGCTAGTGAGCAATCAATAATGAAGGGTCTAGTAAGAAACTACACTATAGCAGGTGGTGGAAAATCGGTTGAAGTACCAATTTATCCAACAGTATCAGCATCAGCAGTTAGTGAAGCATCTGACCTTTCAAACACCGCAATAAACCCAACATCGGTTACCATCACAGCATCAGAAGTTGGTATTATGACAACCTTAACTGATCTAGCTAGAAATTCAGCATCAAGAAACGTGGCTCAAGACATTGGGCGAGTGTTCGGAGAAGCTATAGCTAGAAAAATTGATTTAGACCTTACAGCATTGTTTGATGGGTTTTCAACATCAGTCGGCGGTTCAGGTGCGGCACTTTCAGCAGATACAGTTGCACAGGCACACGCAAATCTTAGAAATAGTTCAGTACCAATGAATGACCTAGCTTTAGTTATTCATCCAATGGTAGCACATGACCTTAAAAGAGGTATGACAAACACCTATGCAGGTTTGGATACTGATATTTCGAATGAAGCGTTACGTTCTGGATTTATAGGAACTTTATTTGGTGTACCAGTATTTGAAACTGCAAATATGGCTAACACAGGTACAGCAGGTGACTATAAGGGTGCTATGTTTCACAGGGATGCTTTAGGATTAGCAATGATGCAAGACCTTAAAATTGAGGTTCAGAGAGATGCTAGTTTGAGGGCAGATGAGATTGTAGCAACGGCAGTTTATGGTGTTGGAGAACTACAAGACAGCTATGGTATAGAAATACTAGCAGATTCATCTATCCAGTAATTAACTTAACTTATGGGGTGGGCAACCACCCCTTTACATACAGGATTGTTTATGGAAACGATAAAATTAGAAAGAAATGGTAAGGTTGTAGTACGGTCGAAAGCTAATTATGAAATGAATAAATCAAATTTTGATTTAAGGGGTTTTAAAGAAGCAAGTGAAAAACCTAAACCACAGCCTAAAGTTGAAACTCCAAAAGAAGAGAAGAAACCAGAAACAAAAAAGGCTGAATAATGGCTACAAGTGAATTTGCCGTTGCTCACAGCGATTTACAAAAGATACAGCCAGATATACTAGGGTTTGGTGTTACCGATTTTGAAAATCAAATGCAGTTAGCGGAAAATGATGTTCTCAGGCGAGTTAGAGAAGAATGGTGGGAAAGATACAGGCATCAAGTCAGATATAAGGATATAACTAAAATAACATCGGTAGAGATGACCAATAGCAAGTTGACGAACTCACAATGGACGCAATCAGTTGTTTATTTGACTTTATGGAAATACATTTACCCTATTTTGACTAAATGGCGTGACCCAGACACAGGCGAGGGCAAAGACGCATTTCAAGTGCAGATTGATTTCTATAGGGATAGATACGAAGAGGAATTTCAAGCTATTCTTAGAGATGGTGTAGAGTATGATGAAGATGGTGGCGGTACAATAAGCGATAGCGAGAAAGAGCCACTACATTATTTAAGATTAGTCCGCTAATGGCAGTTGATGTGAAAGTAGACGTAAATTCGATTGCTGTTACAAACCTTTTGAAGAACATAGGTAGAAAGCAAAAGGCGGTCATAGAGAAATCATTGAATAGGGTTTCTAATATGGCTGTTCTTATGATAACCAAGCGTACACAGTCTGGTAAGCTACCTGATGGTGGGCAAATGAGAGCCTATGCACCAGGAACAGTAAGAAGCCGTAAAAAAAGGGGTAGGCAAACAGGTTTCGTAGACCTAACGGATACAGGCAAAATGTTTCGTAGCTTAGATTTCAAAACAGGTGGTTTAAAAAGCACTTTATTCTTCTCAAACATGGAGAGGGCAAAGATAGCAAGTTACCACGACACATTTGGGGTAGGTAAAAGACGTATAACAAGACCATTCTTTGCTATAGGAAACAAAGAAGAAGAAAAGCTGAAACAAGAGTTTGCGAGTTTTTATTTCAAAGAAATGAGATTATGAGCAAAAGAGAAAACATTGCAGGTGACATAATAACAAAACTTGATGCTGTAACGAGTCCTATTGAGTTCAAAAAGATTACAAGAGAACCTTTTGAGGTGGAGGAGCTAAGCGATGCTCAATTCCCGGCTATGTTCATTCAATCCGGGGATGAAACAAGGGAAGTATCTAGTATAGGTGACACAGGTGCAGGGTCTTATAGGGGAACGATAGACTTTTTAATTGTTGCTTTTGGGAAGGGAACAGATGCAAATATAGATACAGTTCGCAATCAAATAATAGAAGTAGTTGAAGAAACGCTAGATAATGATATAACTAGAAATGGAAATGCAATAGATACTCAAATAATAGAAGCATCTACAGACGAGGGAACAATATACCCTTATGGTGGAGTAAGAATAACAGCAAGGGTTATATATGAATTTACAAGAGGGAGTGCATAATGGCTAAAAATGTGAGTATGAAAAAAGGCGAAAGTATTATAAAATGCGTTGAAGACCATGTAGAACATTTTGAAAAAAATGGCTATAAGGTACATGACGAAAAGGCGGTTTCGAAAAAAACTGAAAAACCAAAAGAAGAAAAGGAGTAAAAAATGGCTACACATCACGGAAAAGAAGGGGTTGTAACTATTGGCGGTACTACGTTGGGTAATGCCACAGGGTTCACAGTAGATACTACCCATGACGTTGTTGAGGATACAGCACTTGGTGATTCAATGAAATCATATCTAGTTGGAAGAGGTACTTATACTTTCAGTATTGATATGAACTTTGATGAAACCGATAGCGGTCAAACAACACTAGTACAAGGAGCAGAACTCACGTTTGCTTTCTTACCAGAAGGAAATGCTTCTGGAGATAGAAAATTTTCTGGTAGTGGAATTGTTACTGGAATGTCAGTTGGTGTTACCTTAGATGGCGTGACAACTAGAACTGTATCTGGACAAGGTAATGGTGGGTTGACCATCGGAACAGTCTAAAATGGCAGATGAAAAGA